CCGGATCGTCTCACTGATCCAGTCCCTGTATTATAACACAGGTGGGGTAGCCTTGTCAATACCCCCCTTTGGTATTCGTGTTGCCACGATGGTCGCGTACCCCGCGATGTCCACCCACGAGTCAAGGTGGTTCGGGTCGCCGTTCAAAATGCGGGACGCCTTGCACGCGATCATATCGAGCGATTCGCGCTGGTGGTACTCCAGCCGGTCCCAGCCCGGGCATTCGCGAAAGAGATCCTTCAGCGTTTGTGCGATCTCGGCTTGGATCGTGTAGTCGCCGTACGCACCCCCGCGCTCGGTAACTATACCGTCTATATCAAGAGATGACTGCGGCATGAGCTAGTCCTCCCTTTTTGTACCGGTTCTTGTACCCGCCCGGAGGTGCATCTTCCAACAAACGCTGGACGATCTCGTCGGGGTCGTACCCTTTAAGCATGCCACGGATTAGGGCTTCGGTCGTGGCCTGTCGTCCGAGCGTTGCAGGACCCATTGCCCCCTCGATTCGTCCGGGGTTCGCTACCACTTGCGGCTCGGCCAAGTTCTTGAGCAAAGCGTTCTCGTGCGGGCGTACTTGGCTGAATCGCAGAGGCGACGCCGTACCCGTGCCGGGGCCGTAGGCACCAGCCAGTTGCGCTTCGCGTGTGAGGAGCGTTCCGATCGTCTGCTCGGGTGTCATCGATAGAAAATCCGGCGTGCGAAGCTCCGACGCCGCGTCCATAAATTCGTCGGTCTTGCGATTTGCGACCATGCCCGGACCGCCGAATAGCTTCTTCAGGTAGTAATCCTCGCTTTGCGCGGAGCTGATCGGTGCGGAGAATAGCTGGCCGGACATCCCGGGCATGTGACTCATCTCCTCTACTGGAGAAATGAACCGCAAGTCGCCGTGTCCGAGTGAGTGCGACGCCACGTTGCCGAGTCGCCGCGCTTGATTCACATCGGTCAAGTGCGACGCCACGTTGCCGTGACCCTGTGCTCGCATCATGTCGTACGCCAGCGCGTACATCTCTTTGCCTTTCGCTGGCAGACTCTTCCACCACGCGGCACTGGGGTCTCGCATTCCGTACCCTTCGGGCTTGACATCCATCGCGTAAAGCTCGGTCATCACTGGATCGGGCATTGACGGCGTCCGGCGAAGATCGTTAGCGGCGGCTTGTTCCATGAACTTTTGGATACCATACCCTAGGTCTTCTTTACCGGGGCGAGCGCGGCCGTAGGTCCACGTGATATTGGGATATTGGCCCATAGCGTGCGCTTGGTCTATGTCTTTCGGAGCCTTGCTCTCGGGATCAAGCCGAAGCTTGCCGGTTCTAGGCATGAACCCCTTGGCCACCGCATCTTCATCGGTACTCGACATCGTCGCACGAATCGGTTCGCCGGTGGAAGTCTTGCCAAAAATCCCGGCCTTGTTATACTGCTCCACGATTTCTGCCGGGAGCATGCCCTTTTGCGCTTGACGCATCCCAAGCGGAATGCGCTGGGCGTCCGGAGTGCGGGCAATGGCACGATGGCCCCTACCCACCCCCTCCATTAGGTCAGCGAACGAGAGATTCTTGATTGGCGGCATAATAGACCTCATCGCTGATCGCCAGCGTTTGCAGGTGGATGTCGATCGTGTGTTGCATCGGCTTCGAGTATCCCCCTGCTAGATTCCAGACTAATGGGACCCCGGCTTCGCGTGCGGCGGTGAAGATGCCACGATCGCGGGCCGCTAGACCCTCCTTGGACAGGTACCCGGCACCGTAGGGATCTTGGTCCCAAGCGTCAGCACCGGCCTGATATAGTATTATACCCGCCTTCGAGCTTCGAATCAATCCCTTAGCAAACGACTGCCACATCTCAGCGTTCCAGTGCGAATGGACTGGGCGTCCGATATCCGGGCGAGTGATGTTCGTAACGCGACCCCGGATCATCAGGTGGTCCAGTACGTCCTCAGTGCCATCGCCGTGGTGCCCGTCCCCGTCGATAATCAGCACGTTCGTCGCGCCGTTCCGGAGTGCCTTCATCGCGGTGATCATCAGCCCGTTGAACGTGCAGAACCCGTAGCCATCCTCGAAGTGCGCATGGTGGAAGCCCTGAGTCGCGGAGCACGCCACGCCACCACGTACGCCACCTTGCTGGAGTACATGTTTAGCCGCCGCCCAGTGGCCAGCGTTCGAGTAGAGAAGCGAGTTGGTGATCTCGGGATCGATCGTGCCGAACCCGTTGGGGGCGACATTCTTCAGCACACCACGGACGTACTCGCGGTGATGGGCCTCTTCGAAGTCAACCGCCGTGTACGGCTCGAAGTTCGATCGCACATCGCCCTCCAACTGGTGGATGAATTCGGGGATCTTCGCTACCGAGATGAAGTCGTAGGAGACCTCTTGGGCCGGGTGGTAGAATATGGGGGTACTAGTCATGGTGATGTCCTCTATGGTTTATTGGTCGGGGATCCATTATACCACACGTGGGACAGGTTGTCAAGTCCCTCCCTCTCCTCCTCGGGTAATTCGGGCATTTCGGCCCTTTCGCGTGTGGTGAATCGAAATTCGCAGTGATTGCAGGTTCGGCGACGGCGGGTAACGCCGTTCGCATTTTGGTAGGTAGTACTTACCCGGGTGTCCTCGCCGCACTTAATACAATTCATAACCATCCCCCTGTAATTCCTATATCGTTGCAAACGCGGCGAACCGACTCGCGCACGTTCAATGTCGGATGCAAACGCTCGGTCTCGTTCACCATGTCGGCGAGGATCGCCCGAAGGCCATCTAGCACTTGCTTGGCGTGTGCCCCCACACCATTATCCTGCAGGAAAAAGATCGCCTCGATTTGGTCCGCGAGCTTGACTATGGCTTCTATATCGGAGCCTTTCACCTGCCGGTACGCCCCCATTGTCTCGCTGTCCACTCGGTCCTCGGCCTTTTCCACAATGCCCTTACCCCCTACCGCTTCTAGGTCTCGCTTGAACGGCGTCGGCATGTCCCCGGTACGCACCTCGATTATGTCGTGCGCGAGTGACCACTGCAAGAGCTTGAGCTTGCCCGAGTCTTGTAAGAGGCCTTTCCAGCGCATAGCGGCCGCGAGGGATCCCGCAATTACTGCTACAGCGAAAGAATGCTCGGCCAGCGTCTGCTCCCGCGACGTCTGCACTATGTGCCACCGCTTGACGTGGCAAGCGCGAAGCTGTTCGTATACTGTCAGGCTCATGCGTTTTTCTCCTTAATATCGTAGAACCAGTCGTCCCCAGCACTCCATTTGCGTGTACCATCGACGGTCCACATGCGTTGTGCCGCTTGGAAGTCTGGGAATTTAGTCTCAGCCGGAATTAGGCTTTGATCGTACCATAGGCACCGATTGTTCGGCTGGCAAGCGAACTGGCCGTTGTCCAGCGCGATGAAGTTGAAGCTCTTGTGCTCCTCGGCTTGTTCGGTAAATCCCGTGTCTATATCCATGCCGTCAGCACAGAAGTCCACAGTGAACAGGTATCGGCCGAAATGCCATTCCCGGTCTTTGCCGAGGAACTTCACGCCTAGATTACGCAAGCCGATCTTCTCGACGATTGTGAACCGATATCCCATGCAGTCCCACAATTGCAGAACGTCGATGGGCAGATTCCCGGTGTAGTTCGACTGCCAAACGTAGGCGTGGATGGGTAGCTTATCGTACAGTGCACCATAATTGGGCAAGAGCGACTCGATCCGGAACACTTGGCCTCGCAGGGCTTTAATGCTAACCCAAATCGCGGGTTCCAGTTCCCCATGACCCTTATGGTCGTTGTACAAGAACTCGCGCCGCACGAAGCACTTCATGGGCGGGAGGGATGCGACTATGTAACTCATGATTTAACCGCCTGTAAACGCCGAATCTGGTCCGCTATCTGATCACCCGATAGCTGATCGAAGAGCTGGAACTCGTACTTGCGAGCGATGTGCTCCAGTGCTCCGTTCCAGATCTGTTTCACCGCTTCGCGGTTCTCGTCGTCCTCGGACCCCAGCACGTGGCCGTAGGATTCATTGTACCAACTGTTGAATTCATCATTTCGGTTCGACATGGCGCATGATCCTTGTGTTAACGTCCACTTCCCATTCGCGTCCTTCGTTAATATCCATCTTGTCCTCTACCGCCTTATGTACGTCTATACCGTTCATGTGCGCGACGTCCAGCAACAGGATCATGATGTCACCCATTTCGAGAGCGGCTTTTGGGTTACGAGCGTACTCGCCCACTTCCTCGTAGAGCTTGAGTAGGATGTCCGCAGTGGTACGCGCCGGAAAACGCGAGTCTGCCCACTTGGTGATTCGATCCTGTAGCTGTCGGATGTCAGCCCCACCACGCTTCTTGTAGGCGTTGACCGCCCGGACCGCAAGGTCGGCATTTTTATCGCAGTTCCCCATAACGCCACGCAAGTGGTGACGGACTTCGAAAGTCGCGATGGTTGCGCCGTGCGCATCAACAACTTCTGCCGCCCGTTCGGGGTGTACCGCCCAAGGGGTCTCATTGAGTTCATCCGTGTGTACTGTTGATTCTACCTGTAGCATATGCTCTCCAAAGTTCAAGAATTCGCGCCATTCGTGTCTCTTTTCCGTACTGAGGCATCGAGTATACGTCTTTATATTCAGGTCCAAGTCCGATCCAACGCACGAACGTGTTCGGCGAACGCTCGATCGACTCGACAATATCCTGCACCTCTTCCTCGGTCTTGCAGTAATTGACGAAGTTCAGGAAGATCTCCCGGGCACCATTATACTCGATCGCTTCCCCAATCTGCTTGCGGCTGAATGTGAAAATCCGGCGTGGGAGCTTGGTGACGGTGGTAAGCTCCGTCTTTTGTCCGATCTCCTCGAACGTGATCTCCAACTGGTCGTCGTAGCACGGGCCGGAGTATCCGACTTGAGTGCCGTGTGTGTCGAATCGGTTAGCCACGCGTATCGGGTAAGTGCGGCAAGTACCAACAACGGTTATGTCCGGCAGGTCCATCACTGTGGGCAATAGGTCGTGCGGGATGCCGCAGTCGGCGAGGATTTGCCACAGACTCACGTCACGCGAGGTGGTGTAGGGATAAAAGCCGTGGTACATCGAGAGTCCGTACCCCTGTGCACCTTCCACCAGCACGTGCTCGGCTTCGCGCAGAAGCGCACGATAGGTGGACACTGTAACCACGTATTTCGACAGCCCCTCACAATTAGCGGCTATATTCAAGTCGTCCGGATCGCGTCGAATGCGTTGAATCATCGCGGCACCAACACCCTTTTTAGTCGAACCGATCTTAGTCATCGGCCCAGCCTCCTCTTCGATGTGACGATCCGTCACCACGGCGGCGTGCGGGTGGATCGCGATGCGAACATTCTTTAGCAGGTCTGCGCACGAGGCGATCTCTTCGAGCAGTTGCACCGGGTTGATCAGCGAGCCGGGGCCGAGTAGCACCTGCTTTAGCATAGGCGACACGATGCTGTTCGCAAGGTGCGTGTGAATGAACTTGCGTCCAGTCTTGCTGATGTACGTGTGCCCCGCGTTTGGTGCCCACGCGGTGATTACCGTATCGGGTTCTTCGTCCTCCGCGATCTTGCCCACGATCAGCCCCTTGCCGGTGCTCCCGTATTGTAGATCGACTACCACTTTAATCTTGTCCATTACCTCTATCCTTTCGCTTCATACCAGTCTTCGCCTATGCCCCACTCGCACGTGATCGGAACACGTAGGTGAATAGGGCATTCTACACCATCAAAGGTCGTGTAGATTCGTGCTACCTCTTGCGCTTTGTCGAGTGAGTCATTATCGAGCGATATGCCCACCTCGTCGTGTACCGTCAACAGTAGTCGCCCACAGCCTTCGGCGGTTAAATACTTGTGCAGTTCGATGAGCTTTTGCTTCATGCAGTCCGCGCTGGTAGCTTGGTAGATCAGCCCCGACGCCTTGTGCACGAATTGCCCGCCCGGAAAGCGGAGCCTCCGGCCCATCACTGAATGCACTGAGCCGCGTTCCTTGGCGATGTTACTCGCCTTCTGCGCGGTGTTGCGCATCCCGGGGTTCGCGGCGTGATACTTGTCGAACAGCTCCATCGCTTCGGGTCCAGCCTTTAGGAACACGTTACCGCTCGGCCCCACTTCCTCGGTATAGGGCAGTCCGCATTCCTGCGCTAGCCGCCCCGACCCCATATTGAACGCCAGCCCGAGATTAATCGCCTTCGAAGACGGGCCACCCGCGTACTGAGCGTTTCGGGGGATACCGGTGAGGTCAGACACCAACTGGTGAAAGTCGAGCTTAGGATTAGCGCGATAGGCCTCAATAATCGAGGGCACCTGACCGTAATGGTTAGCCACTCGAAATTCAAATTGTGACCAATCCAGCCCCATCCATTTAGCACCCACATCAGCCTTGAAAATCGGCCGGATAAGCGATTTGATGGCAACGTCTCTAGATGGTATCTGCTGGAGAGCGGGATTGGTAACTGATAGGCGTCCAGTGCCAGTTCCCGCTTCAGCGTCGTTTTTAGTCTGGTTATAGTTGCAGTGAATGATGCCATCGTGTTCGTGCCCCAAAATATGACCCGACAGAAAAGTATCCCGGGTCTTCAGCATTTTACGCAAGTCGAGGATCATCTTCGCGGCGGGGTGCTTCATGCGTCGCAAGCAGTCGGCGTTGATCGAGGCTTTGCCGCCATCAGTCTTGTCCGCTTTCGTGCCGTCGATCAAGTACCATTCATTATCGTCCGCGAGTGTCGGCTTGAATAGATCCGCGATCGATCCGGACGGGTTCGGGTTGACCTCGAAACCGGCCAAGCTATTCAGATCCCTCTGCATATTGTCAACGCGCACGGTGAGGTCGCGGACGGCCTTCTCAGCCAGCCCCACATCCACCCGCACGCCCTGCTCTTCCATGTCCATGATCACGGGCATCAAGTCGCGCTCTAGCCGGTGGACTTGGGCGAGATTCTGCGTCCGCATCTGCTCCTCTTGCCAGTCGTAGAGTGCCAGTGTAACTACAGCGTCCTGAATAGCGTATTTCGACACCATGCTGATCGGAGCACGCGAAATGTTCGGCATCTGCGCATTCCGAGTCGAGCGGCCACCGAAGAGTCGCGCCATCTCCTCGTAGATCTCGTCGTCCTTTTTCATGCCGCAGTATTTGCGGGCGAGGAAGTCAAGGGCGTAGGTGGGTTCGTGTTCCGAGATCAGAGCGGCACGGGTCATCGTGCAGTCGATTCGGTCGAGGGGGATCGCCACCCCAGCTTCCCGGAGGAAGTGGAGGTCGAATTTAAGATTGTGGCCGACCCACACATCGACACGCTTCTCGTCGATAAGGTCGTTGAGCCACTTGATAACATGAGGGTCGGACCGTACATCCCAGTACCCCGAGAAGCCGGGGAGCGCGATGGAAATGCCGAACAGCTTGTCGGCCCACCATTTCAGTCCCGTGGTCTCGGTGTCAATGACCACCACCGGAGCGTGGTCAATGCGTGGGAAAGCGGTCATCAGAACGGGATGTCGTCAGACACGAAGTGCGAATCGCTGGCTGGTCGGCCAGTCATAGAACCGCCCTCTTTCCGATTGATCTTGATGGAGAAGAACTTCTTGCCTTCCATCTTGCCACCCGGTTTACCGTCGTTTACCCAAGCCGAGACCCAGTAGTCTACGCCCTCGACGTTAAGTGAGCCAGTGAATTCCGGGTGCTTGTCTGTCTTGCGACTATCGGCACGGGCCATCATGCCCTTATTGGTATTGTCGTATTCCATATTAATGTCCTCTATCTGTTGGTTAATGAAGGTATTATTATACCACCCGCGCTACTGTCTGTCAATCCTCGTCGTTTTGCCCAATTAACTGCCGGACCATATCTACCATTGATGCCAAGCACCACTCGCAAAAGGTAACGGGCAGAATGCCGAATTCACCTTTGATGCCACCACAGTCCGGGTTGTAATCCGCGCCGCAGACGTTGCATTTGTCAGAGTCGGTATCCATTGTATCCCTCCACTATATCTAGCACTCGCTTGGAGCGGGTCATCCCGACGTAGAACACTCGGACCTCGTCGTCCGGTGACTTCTCGGCGGTCTGCTGTACCCGCGTGGTCATATCAGTGAGAAGAATGACACGATCCGCTTCGTGACCCTTTGCCGCATGAATCGTAGAGAGTCGAATAGTCGGCTCAGTATCGAGGTCGGCGTCGGAATAGAAATCCACGACCCGGCCGGGTATTTGGAGGGCCACGTAGAATGGGGTGCGACCGAGAGCGGCGTGGTCGCCCGCTTCAAGAAGCCTGCGAGTCTCAGCGCTGGAAATGGTGAATATTGCATTTCGCTCCCCCTCTGTGACTCGCTCACCCCGCCCAAGCTTGCGGAACGCTCGGATACCGGAGGCATAACGATTTTGATAAAGTCCGGGGCGGCCCGACTCTCGCGTGTACGGGATGCGGCGTTCAATGAGCGATTGCTCAACCTCGCGGAGGACTGAATGCGTCCGTCCCAATAGTAGTATATCTTCCCCGTGGACGATCTCCACCGAGTTGATCGATCCATGTACTCGGACCAATCCCAGATCTGCTTTGGGACTAAACTCCTTATCCACGCGGAATGCGACTCGACGGATAAGTTCTTGTGATCGTGCGTGGACTGAAGCAGGAAGTCGATGCGAGTACGAGAGCACATGGCTATCACCCTTGTGCTTGTCCGTAAATCTTGCCATACCATGTACATCCGCACCGGCCCATGTATAAATCGCCTGATCGTCGTCCCCTGCGATATGCACTTCGTGAGAACGTCTGACGAGCTTTTCGATAACAGCCCACTGAAGAGGTGATAGGTCTTGAGCTTCGTCGACAAATACAACCTCTGCGTCTGCTCGCACTGCGCCCCGGGCGGCACGTTCAAGCATATCGGTGAAATCGTAATATCCGAACGTAGATTTCCAATCAGCGTATGCCCGAACAAACGCATTGAACTCGGCCCGAGTACCCGGCCGGTCCGAGATGTCGTAAACTTCTGCCGGACTGGAAAAGGTGTTCCGGGCATAATTGAGTAAGTCAAGGTAGAAGTCTCCATCGGCACGCTCCTCATCATCTTCCGGGGATTTCCCGATAATCGGTATTCCCATTACTGTTGAAAATTCGCGAAGCTTCATCGCGTCCACGACTTGCGTCTGCCGCAAGCCCATGTGACGGAAGGCCATCGCGTGAATAGTGGACACATTGTCCGAACGCTTCAGACCTAGTCGGGAGAGTGCCTCGGAAGCCGCCGCGCGGGTGAAAGATACGAAGGCCACGCGTTCGGCTTGAACGCCTGAATCCCTAGTCTCTTTCACACGCCGGAGTAGCTCCGTGGTCTTGCCAGTCCCGGGGGGTCCGTAGATGGCGTTAACTTGCATCAATACTCGGATTCTGCGACTTCATTCACTTCACCGTCGTAGTCGTTCGAGACCTTGACGCCGCCGGAACGGATCGTTTCGTACAGCTTCTCGGCACGCTCGTACAGCTCTTTGTTCACGAACCCGAGGGCCGCGACGTTGAAGTTGAAGTAGCTCTCATTCCGCGCATTGGTCTCGGTCGTAGCCGACAGCTTGTAGGCGCGGCTGAACGAATCCGTGTTCGAGAGTCGCATCAGCGAGTTCCAACGCTTGGATACCTTGACCTTGGACTTGGCCATCGAGATCACCGCTTCTTGCCAGTCGTCGCCATTGCGCACCAGCACGAAGTGTTGAGCCGTATCGGACACTTCCAACGCTTCTTCGGCCAGCTCCGCGATCGCGCGATCTGCGAGTTCTTTACTGGCGAACGCTCCACGAAAGCCGTTACTGCCACCACCGCCCGCTTTACGGTCTTTCCACACGAGGAACTGCTTCGTGTAGTACACCGGCACCACAGTCACTTCAGTGCCGTACAGCGTGCGGGTGACGTTATTGTACAGCATGCCTTCTTCCGCGCCTTCGATGTAGGCGGGGTCGCTTTTCTTGCGCACTGGGGACAGTGCTTGGATCAGCTCAATGCGGGGGATAATCATGTCATCAGTGCCGACATTCTCCGCGCCGCGATTGCCTTGCTTCATGAAATCCGGGATCTCGTTAGTTACGAGTTCGAACTCTTCTTTTACTGCTACTTGATTTTTAGCCATTACTAGCTCCTAGTTACATGCACGCATTGCGTGCGGGATATCCGGCACCATTGCCGAATTCATGTTCGCGTGATCGAGGCACGCGTAAAAGGTGACACGTTCAGAAGAGTATCCGGCACTTCTTCGCCTTCGCGGAACATCTTCTTGACTGCCGCCTTAAGTGTTGAGGGGTTAATATTCTCCTGCAAAAGGTCGCCGCGCCCGTTGTCGCGGAGCCATGTGAAAAATTCGGACTTCTGGTCCGCTTTCACCGACACGTGCATGTCAGCCGTCAACGACACGCGGCCAATGCCAGTAACGTTGATGCGGTCCACTCCATCTTCTTCCATCTTGCTCGGCACCTTCGTGATGCGGAGGAAGTCGAACTCTCGATTGATCAGCTTCAGCTGGTCTTCCAGTGCCTCTTTGCGATTCTGCATCGTGGACATCGCGTGGACCAGATCCACCAACGACATCGGGTCGTACTTCTTGAATTCGCTCTCGATCTCAATAGACATTCTTCTCTCCCTTTACTCCGATTCGGATCGCTGTGTATTGCCTGTCGCGGTTGTTCCACTTGAGGATGTTGAAGGTGTCTCCTTTTTCTCGAGCCATCGCAAATACCAACCCCGCGACGATAGGACTTCCACTGGGAGCGATGAAGTCGATGGTGGGGTCGTACTTGTCAAATCTGCTTCGGATGAAGGAGATGAGCTTTTGGTTGTGGAGGGAATCCGGGACATTCGACACCTCGCTGGTAGAAAGGAATACGGGTTCGCCGAAGCGTTCCACATCCTGATAATTGGCTGTCGTGACCTCTTGAGTCACGAATACTACGGGTTTTTGCATACTTCCTCTATGTTCTAATCTCTATGTATCCTATTATACACTACACGAGCGTTCCTAGCAAGTTCCGATCGTTTCGGTCGTTAATGCTCGTACGCACGAACTCGCTCACGTCCTTTTTCTCTCGCAACGCTTGCGTGACGGCCGCATCTACGGTGCCCTCGGCGATAATGTCGATGTAGGTCACACTCCGCGTCTGCCCAATCCGGTGCGCACGATCTTCGGACTGCTCGCGATCGGTGAAAGAGAACGAGTTCGAGTAGTACACCACAAGCTCTGCGCGGGTCATGTTAAGCCCCACACCACCAGTGGCCGCATTGCCCACAAGGAATCGCGCCTTGCCGGTTTGGAACAGGTTCTGCACGTTGTGATCACGATCGTTCTCGGAAATGCCGCCGTGAATCTCTACCACCGCGTCGCGGCCGTACCTTTCGCGCAGGGCCTCGCACACCATTCGGATTTCTTCGATGAACCGGCACCACACGATCGTGCTGGCGTCGTTCTCCTCGGCTATAGCGAGTAGCTCCTCGACTTTCGGATTCTTCCCCGCTATGCGGTTGTGGGTGAACTTCGCCGCGTCGTAAAGGTCGGGGTTACGCTCGAAGGTAATGATACCCCCGGCGATCTCTTGGAGCCGGAGCATTCGTTCGAGCACTGTCTTGACGGTGATTCCTTGATCTCCAGATACCGTCTTGTCACGTTTAGCAATGTCTTTATATAGTCGTTTTTGTTCATCAGTTAGCTGGACCTCGCGGGTCTGGTACACTTTTGGTGGTAGCTCCGTCAGCACCTCGGATTTGCGAACTTGGTAGATGAACGGCGAGATCAGCTCGATAAGCTCTGCCATATTTTGGTAGCCTACCACCTGCCGATCCTCGTACCCACCCATGATCGCGTACCGATTGCGGAAAGAGTAAAAATCCCCGATCCCGATAATGTTCGGATCGAGGAACTCGAATTGCATGAAGATGTCCATCGGGCCGTTCGCCACCGGCGTGCCCGTCATGATCACTTTGTAATTCGCGGATTTCCCCAGCTTCACGCAGTTCTTACTGCGCACCGCCGAGTGATTCTTGATCATGTGCGCTTCGTCCACGATCATGCCGACACGAGTGCTACAGTCCACGAACTTCTGCGCAAGGTGCACCGCACCCCCGGCCGCGAGCGACTCGGTGCCGACAATCAGGAACTTCAGCCGCCCATCAGTCGTGGTATTCCACTCCTCGAACGCCTTGAGCTTCCCAGTGTCGAGAATTAGCGTGTCACACTCCATCGAGCAGTGGATCAGTATTTCGCGCTCCCAGTTCTTGCGTGTGCTGAACTTGGTGACGATAAGCACCCGATCCACCTTAGCGTCCATGAAGTACGCGGCAAAAAGGTCGAGCGAGGTCTTGGTCTTGCCCGTACCCATGTCCATGTAGAACGCAAAGGTACTCTTGTTCCACGCATGGTCGAGGCCCTTGAGCTGGTACGGCCGGGGCGTGGTCTTGAACGTGTAAACCGGCGGGAACGCCGCTACTTGATTCGTGTGTACACGCTCGATAGTAGTAGTTGCAACCGTGCGAGCATCATCTGTAAATGTGTCAGCATCAAAATTACCCAGCAGAAACTCGCTATTAGCCCGAAGAGCAGGAGCTGTCCACACGCGGCGACGAGAATCCCAACGCCGATTGGGAATGCGGCGAATCTTGTCCACCATCCACGGCGGGGAGTGAATGACGAATCGACTGGTCTTTGCGTCATATGCGATCTGCACCTTAGAATTCTGATCGGAACTTGGGTTCATCGACTTTC